CGAAGATAAGAAAGAGAAAATGGATGAAGGTCTTGACATTCCTGCTACTATGGATATGATCCAAGATCTTTTCAGATCTGCTGAAGCTGGTGTTGCTATTCCAGTAGCTGTAGTAGCTGCTCTTGCTAAATTAGCAAACAAAGTACCAGGATTAAAACAAGCTCTTGATAAATCTACTGGTGGTGCTGCTACTTCTACCTCTACAACAGGTAAAGGTGGTGGAATGGGTCAGAACGCTTAATTAGTTTAACTTTATATTAAGAAGGGTGTCTTGAAAAAGATACCCTTTTTCTTTGGAAGTATAAAATATTTTTTGTAACTTTATCCTACGGGGTTTGAGAGAATAAGGGAACGGGAATAAACGTGAGAGGTAGCGGGAACCACAAATTGTCATATATTTATATATAAACATATATTATGAAATTTAAAAACAATGTACTTGATAAATTAAACCAATTAGACGCTACTGTCAACAAGGTTAAATTTCAAGTGAACAGAGGAATGGATCAAGACCAAGTTTTGGAATCTTTAGATCAAGTAAAAGAACAAATTGAAAAAATTAACGAAATCGTTTCTTTAGAACAAGACGATTTTGCACAACAATTCGCTCAATAATGATGTGGCTTTGGTTAATAGGAATTCATGTTGTTGAATTAATTGGTATTGGAGTATTTTTAATTATTAGACGTAATAATGCTCTAGAAAAAGCCGTTGATCAACAACGTCAATATATTGATGCTATTAGTATTATTATTAATAACTCTAATGAAAAACTTAAAGAATTAGATACTTTAGGTGCGTTTCAAACTGATGATGAAGTAGGTACTTTCTTTCAAAATTTGAGGGAAATACAAACCATCATTAATGAATTTAATAATACTAGAGGCTAGTTTGGTTATGTGATTTTCTCTCACTATATTGGGAGTAAAACTAGGAAAATCACTATGTCATATTACGATAATTATGGTGCTGACATCTTTGCTGATGAAACTTTAGCACTAACTAAACGAGGTAAACCGCGTAAACGCAAACCAAAAGAACCTCGTATTTACTTTACTCAAGACACTGAAGATGCAATTGTAGAATATTTAGCATCTAGCGATCAAATTGAACGTAATCGTATTTACAACGAGCGTATTGAATATGGCTTTTATAAATTAGCTGAAAATATTATTCATACGTTTAAATTCTATTATACCGATACTGATACGATTGAGGAGTTAAAACATGAGGTAATTACATTTCTACTTGAAAAACTTCATCTATACAACCCAACTAAGGGTAAAGCATTTTCTTACTTTGGTACTATTGCTAAACGCTATCTAATTGTTTATAATGAGAACAACTACAAAAAGCTTCAAGAAAAAGCTGATGTAGATGAATCTGATGATGAACAAATGTTACTATATGAAAACGATAAAAATATAGAAAATGCATTTGATGAATTAAGTTTTATGGATCAATATATTAAGTATATTGACACTCACATATATAGATTATTTCCTAAAAAACAAGATGCTCAAACCGCTGATGCTATTGTTGAGTTATTTCGTAAACGTGAAACATTGGAAATATTTAATAAAAAAGCATTATACATTTATATACGCGAAATAACAGACGTATCAACACCTCAGATTACTAAAATAATTAAAAAGCTTAAAACCATTTATGTTCAATTGTATAATGAATATTATCAACACGGATATATAAAGATTTAAGTATTCATATTTATTGGTAAACGCATTTTATGGCTAATTTTGATGACGTACAGGTATTTGATGGCATGTCCTTATCGGATTTGTTTAAAAAAATACACAAAAATAATAAAGATATTGATAAGCAAATTGGAGAGTTCATAGATACTATGAAACCAATGGCCACATCTAACGCAGGTTCCGCAGTAATGTTAATGCCTACCGTTAAGGATTTAATTGATGTTAATGTAAAAAACAACGAACAATTAATTAAGATGGCAGCTATTGCACAACGTGCCGCAACTATTAATGCAAGTAGTGGAACCGAATTAATTAATATGGATGAAATTAATGCTTTATTAGAGGAACAAAAATCAGTACAAGAACAAGGTCAAAAATTACTTGAACAAGCACCTGTAGTGCAACTTGAGGCAGCAAAATGAGAGTAAGAGAAAATTTATCGGCTGTTGTATCTTCTATAGGTAAAAATAACTTTACAGCTATTAAAAAAGCTCAAGTAGGTAGAGTTTATGGGGTTGTTACTACTGATGGAACTCCAACACCTGAAATGTTTAAAAAAGCAGGTGGTTATAATGGAGTAGGAACTATTTTTTATCTTGATTATGATCAAGCAAAGGATACTACTGGAACAGTTGATAATAATTTTTTAAATAATTGTAAAGTTGCTAAACCCCTTTACCCTCAATTCCAATACTACCCAGTATTAGGTGAATTAGTATTTTTAGAGGATTTACCATCACCTGCCTCTCAGGTATCAAATACCTCTGTTCAAAAATATTATATTAGTACCATTAATCTCTATGGTAACCAACAACAAAATTCTCAACCAGCAGATAAAGATGCTAGTTTAGGAGCTACGTTTGTAGAAAATCCTCAAATTAAAACTTTATTACCTTTTGAAGGTGATCATATTTTACAAGGTAGACAAGGCAATGCTATTAGGTTTTCTACTACAACAACTTTATTTAGTAAATTAAATGAATGGAGTAGCATAGGTAAAGATGATAGTCCAATTACTATTTTATCAAATGGATTTGCTTATATACCTGGTGAAAAATACCATGTTGAAAAAATAAATTTAGATGCATCTTCTATTTATTTAACCTCAACTCAAAAATTACCTTTACAAACTGATAAAACAGGTGTATTAAATAATTTAACTAATCCTTTAAATGCACCTGATTATTTTAATGCTCAAGTTATTATAAATGCAGATCGTGTTACTTTAAACTCTAAAAAAGATGAAGTAATGATTTTTGCTACCACTAACGTTGAAATAAATACTAAAAATATTATTAACTTAAATGCCGATACAAGAGTGCATTTAAACTCAAACTCAGTATTTTTAGGTCCTTATAATAGTAATAATATCCCTCAACCAGTGTTATTAGGGTACGAAACAACTAATTTATTTGAACATTTACAACAAACATTAACTAAATTAGCTAGTTATTTATCTAGTGCTGTTGGAGTACCTGAGGGTGCTCCTATGTTAGGAATAAATGCTGCTGGTAAAGAATTAATTAAGGATGCTCAACGCATGTGTGATTTAATAGAAAAAATTCCATCACAAAAAGTATTTACATCATAATGGCAGATAAAAATAAAATAAATGTAGCACCTGTTATATCGCCTGATATTTTAAAAACAATATCAGCTGCTACTGCCATTAAAACTTTTGGATCTCAACTTATAGATAAAAATAAAGAAAAACTGATTGTTGGTAATCAATCTAAAACAGGTCAATTAGATAATGAATTACAAGCATTAACTATTAAAGAACAACAAGCAGGAGAAACACAAAAAGCAACAGTTGAAAAAGCTCAAAAGGATTATAATTCAAAACAAATTACTGAAAAACAGTATAACGATATTAAAGCTGCAGCTGAGGTTGCCTATAGAGCAGAAATAGCAGCTATTAATGTACAGCGAGAAAAAATACAACAAGATAAAAATGCTATACAAAATGATCCTTATACTAAAATAAGACAAAATCAAAAAGCTTTAAAAACTAGATTAAAAGGATTAAGAAAGAAATCTCAAAGTGATGAAACAAAATCTAGTATAGATTTAGCTAAACAAGTAGCTACTAATACAGCTAAAAGTTTAGCACCTGTAATTGCTCTACAGCTTATTAAACAATTTTTTAATATAATTAATCAAAGAAAAAAATTAGAACTTTTAGTAGATCAAGTAAATGTTTATATTGATACACAAGTAAAAGATGAACAAACAGTTATTATTGCTACTAATTTAAGAAATAATGCTATTACATTAATTAACAATAGTGCTAAAAAATTAGAAAAATTAAGAGATTCCTTACAAAAAATAACAAGAATTCTAGCTACAATTTCAGCTATAATAGCTGGTTTTATTGTGATAATAAACTTACCTTTTCCTTTTTTAATTCCTGTTCAAATAAAATTACAACCAAGATTAACAAGACTATTAGCATTAGTAGCAGCATTAACTACTGTTATAGCTATTGCTACTACATTACTAGGAAACGAGGTTAATAGAATAAAAGAATTAAAAGAAAGATTAAAGGAAATTAGCTTAAAATTAGACGGAAAATCATTAGATAATTTAACAGCATTGTCTAATTTCTTTTTACCAACTGGTTTAGATTATCCTCCATACAAAGGATTTAAATTTAAAATTAAAGAGGAAAATGATTTAAAATTTGTCGTTAAAGGTAACAAACGCCGTTATGCCGTAGCTATTAATAGGGATGGGCTAGAACAACTTAAAAGTGAATATTCATTCACCCAGGATCCTAATGATTTAATAGAACAATTGAAACTAGTTATTGATCAACAAAACTTACAAGGATAAAATATTTATAAATATGAACGCAAAATTATTTAAACAATTAATTAAAGAAGCGGTTCGCGAAGCAGTTCGTGAAGAAATTGGTGTGATGTTATTAGAGCAAAGAAAGCAAGAATTAACTGAAGGTAGAACCGTTAGTTTTTCTAGCAATGATGTACCGATGGGGGCTGATACTAAATCGGCTTTACGTAGTAAAATGGGGGCCATGTTTGGTTACGACACGCCTCAAGCTCAACCACAATTAAAAGTAGATCCTAAAGCAGATAATCCATTTATGGCTTTTATTGAAGACGCTGCTGCTAACATGACTGCTCAGGATTTATCAGGATTAAGAAACTTAGGATAATATGCCAATACCTCGCGTAATACGAGTAAATCCATTAGATTTACAGAAAAATATTGCAATTGGGGTATCGCTGCCTTTTAATGCACCTGGTGTATTTAAAAGTACTTATACTACTAAGGATCAAATTAAATCTAACTTAATTAATTTATTATTAACAGAAACAGGAGAAAGAGTAATGAATCCTGGATTTGGAACTGAATTAAGACGATTTTTATTTGCTCATATAACTGAGGAAAATATAGAACTATTAAAAGCAAGTTTAACAAATAGTGTTTCTATTTATCTTCCTCAAATAACATTAACTAATATAACTGTAACACCAAATGCTGATTATAATTTAGTTAGCTTAAGTGTTGATTATATTTTAAACATATCTAATACACCAGATCAAGTAACAGTACAATTTCAATAATAATGGCTAACGAGGATAAAAATATATCGTATTTAAATAAAGATTTTACAAGCTTTAAAGCAGCGTTGCAACAGTATGCTAAAACATACTTTCCAACAACATATAACGATTTCACTGAATCTACTCCAGGTAATTTATTTATTGAAATGGCTTCGTATGTTGGTGATGTTACCTCATTTTATTTAGATACTCAAGTACAAGAAAATTTCTTATTATACGCTAAGGAAAAAGAAAACCTATATGCAATGTCATATGTTATGGGTTATCGTCCTAAAGCATCATATGCATCAAATACAATTGTAGATGTATATCAATTAATTCCTATTACCTCAAGTGGTGGAGTATCATCACCAGATTATAATACATACGGACTAATTATTCCAGCTAATACTTATTTAACATCTACTTCTACAGGAATTAGATTTTTAACTACACAACAAATTGATTTTACTGAAACAGGAAGTGCTGAGATTACTTTTTATGATAATAATAACTTCTTATTTAAAAAATCAGTTCCTGCTATATCAGCTGAAATAAAAAATACTACTGTAACTCCTCCACAAAATCAAAAATTTGGAACAGTTAATATTACTGATTCAAATATTTTACAAATATTAACAGTAACTGGGAGTGGTGGTGTAAATGATGTTTGGTATGAAGTACCTTATTTAGCCCAATCTTCGATTTTTGAAAAAATAGCTAATCCATCATTTGCTACTGATC